AAAGCTTGTTCCGTTGATTGTTCTTGCTGTTGCTAATTTTGCAGATACATTGCTATTTGTTTGAACAGCATTACCCATTAAAGAATGTGCTGAACATTGATAATGAAGAACTTGTGGAGTTGAGTCTGAAACAACTATCTGCGTATAAGCACCTGACGAACCAGCAGTACCGTTAGTAGTAACGCCTGTTGTGTAAGCAGTTGTTTTATCTGCCTCTAGATAAAAACGAAGTGGATGACCTGAGTTAGAACTATCTGCTTGATCAAATTTATATGTACGACCTGGAGTAAGAGTTATAAATGGTGATTCTTTGCCGCCAATCTTATATCCAGATCCAGACCCAGATCCTTGATAACGATGTGCGCCAGTCTTAGAAGCAACAGTAACAACAAGAGTTTTTACATTACCTGTGTAAGTTGCGTTTAGAGTTGAAAAACCAACTAAAGCACCATCATTAGTAAGTGTTGCATCTCCTGTAAATGTTGGTGATGAACTAGAACCTGGATCAACCCAAGATAAAGTTCCAGCAGAATCAGAAGCTAAAACATAGCCAGATACAGGAGCATCAGCAGAAGGAAGAGTCAGCGTAAAGTTACTGGTAATTGTTGCTGGTGCTTGAAGAGCTACATAATTTGAACTGTCAGCATCGGCAAAACGTAAATCTTTTTGAGCATTAAGAGTTAAATCTCCAGTTAACGCACCACCAGAAAGATTTAGTTTTAAAGCATCTGCTGTATCTGTATAAGATTTGGTTGCTGCATCTTGCGCTGCTGTTGGATCTCCAAGACCAGTAATTTTGCTTGTACCCATCGCAATCGCACCACTCATCGTGCCGCCTGCTAATGGAAGCTTTGTTGCATCAGTTGCAGCGTCAGTTGCCCATTCAAGTGTTGTAGCAGTTGATCCAGCCTTAAGGACTTGACCTGTTGTTGGTGCAACAGCAGGGAGAGTAAGAGTTATATCTGATGATTGTGCTTGTGCTTTTAATCCTGTGTAATTAGCTCCGTCACCATCTGCCTCACTAAATCTAATTTCTTTTGCATTATCAATAATTAAATTACCTGTCATCGTGCCGCCTGCTTTCGGCACAGCAGCGTTTGCTGTAGTAGCAGCAGCGTCAGCAGCATCCTTCGCAATCTTTACAGCAGCAGGAGTAGCAGCAGTAGTAGCAGAAGTTGATGTTGTGCTATCTGTTAATTGAAGAACACCAACTGCACTTGTTGTTCCAGTTGTGATCTTACTTCCAGCAATCGCAGCAGAAGCATTAACGTCTGCATTGACTATCACTCCAGCGGTAATAGATGTAAGACCTGCGTTGTTTATTCCTATATCACCTGTAACTGCAACTGCTGTTGGCACATTTGATCCGTTACCAACAATGATTTGAGCAGAGTTAACAGCAGCTAATTTGCTAAGAGCAATAGAAGCATTTGCAGCTATGTTTGTATTTATTAAGCTTCCATCAACCATTGTTGATGTAACGGTATTAGTGTCACCACTTGTTATTACATTTCCAGAAACATCAGGGAAAAGTATTGTTTTGTCGCTTGCAGTTGGGTTTGTTACTCCAATAGTTGTTTCGTAAGCATCTATACTTGAACCTTCAAAAACTAAGCTTCCAGTATTACCAATAAGCACTTGACCACTCACTGTACCACCAGTAAGTGCCAACTTCTCTGTTTCTAGTTCTTGCAACGCATCTTGCACGTTAGTTGAACTTAATTGACCGTAAGGAGTGAAAACAATATTGCTTGCAATTTGACCAGCTACAGTCTGCGATAAATCAATTTCTTCCCATGAACTACCTCCAGTATTTGTAACTCCTAAAATGTAATCTGGTGGTGCTAATGCAACTACAGGAGCAGGAGAACTTGGCGTTCCAGCATTTTCAACCACCAAATAAATTCCATCAGTAGTCGAACTAGGAGTTGGAACATTACTTCCAACTGCCAAACCAGCCGCAGCACCAGCAGTAGTAATCGAAGCAACAACACTTGTTGAAGCGTTATATGTTCCACCAAAAACTAAACTACCTTTAGTTAATGTTGTAACTGGCTGATAAGCATTACCATCATAAATATATAAATCTTCAGTTACTGAATCAAAGAAAAACTGACCAGTAAATTGACTTGTTGGGAAACCAGTCTGACCTACAGATCCAAATAAAGTTGTTGAACTATTAGATAATTTTGTTCCATCAATAGTATCAGCCCCAATCCTTGCAGCATCAATGCTTCCACTCGTTAATACAGTAGCTGCAAGATTAGGAATATCTGAAGCTGCAAGTACAGTTCCAGCAGTAGCAACACCTTTTGTATTAACAGTTAGTTTAGTGTATGTACCTGCGCTAATTCCACTTGTAGAAGTTGTTAATCCTCCCGATCCAGAAACCGTTAACCCCCCTCCAGATGTTATTTGAACAGCACCTTTTGCACTTGTTGTTGCTGTTGGCAAATCTCCAGCGACTAATCCTGTGGCGGCTGTAATTGCACCCTGATTGTTAAAAGTTATTCCGCTAACTGTTGCTCCAGTAACACTATTGGTAATTGATAATGCACCTGCTCCACTAACAGTTAAACCAGCACCAATAGAAACACCACCAACTGCTGACGTAGTAGCTAGGGGAAGATCACTAGCTGCCAAAGCTACTGTTCCCGTGATCAACCCCTGTGCATTGAAACTAATTCCAGATCTTGTCGCTGCTGTGATTGCGTTGTTAATTCCAAGCGATCCCGAAGCTACATTTAAAGATCTATTGATATTGCTTGTATTTAACTTTGCTGCTGTAACTGTTCCATCAGTTAATTTTGTTCCGCTAATTCCACTTGCTACCTTTGCATCTGTGACGGCTGAATTTGCAATAGCATTAGTATCAACCGCATCATCTGCGAGTTCTGATGCTGTGACCGAATCTACTCCTAACTGAGTCGCAGTAACACTTCCCGAAACTAATTTAGAACCTGCAATACTTCCTGCTAATTGTGCATTAGTGATTGTTCCAACTAATGACGAGGTAGGATAACCTGTTGCATCAGTTAAGTTAAATGCTGGTGTTGCATCAGTACCACCAAGGCTTACAGATATTCCTCCAAGAGAAACAGAAGAATTAGTTAGTTTAGAATTAGCAATTGAACCTGCTAATTGTGCGTTTGTAATTGTCCCTACTAACGCCGAAGTTGGATAACTTGTTGCGTCTGACAGATCAAAAGCTGGAGTTGCGTCTGCTGCGCCTAAAGCAACAGAAATACCGCCAAAACTAACAGAAGAATTTACAAGTTTCGAGTTAGCTATTGATCCAGCTAACTGAGCATTAGTAATCGTTCCTGTTAATGAAGACGTTGGATAGCCTGTTGCATCTGCAAGATTGAAAGCTGGAGTGGCATCTGTTCCTCCTAAAGCAACAGTCACACCTCCTAAAGAAATATTTGAACCAACTAATTTTGAAACATCTATTGACCCTGCTAATTGAGCATTAGTTATTGTTCCGACTAACTCTGTAGTTTTATATCCTGTTGCATCAGTAAGATTAAATGCAGGAGTCGCATCTGTTGCTCCTAAATTTATTGATACACCACCTAAAGAAACTGACGAATTTGCTAGTTGAGAATTAGATAAAGTACCTGTTAAAGAAGCTGCTGGATAATTTGTTGCATCCGTTAAATTAAACGCTGGTGTAGCATCTGTTGCCCCAAGAGCAATACTTACCCCACCGAGACTGAGACTTGAATTAGCAAGTTTTACATTTGTTACATTCCCGTCTGTAATGCTTGCTGTTACAACAGAGTTTGCACTCAACCCTGCTAATGCCGTAGCAGGAATACTTGCCGCATCAATTAAGGCAACACCTTTTTCAACTAAAGCTTTAGCTGTAATCTTTTTGGTTTCTGATGCGCTCCCATCAACAACTGCAAGTTCATCGGTTGCTGCTAAGTCTGCTTCAGCTAAAGCAGGCAACTGACTAATTTTTAGATCTGCCATTTAACTCAAGGACTTTAGGGACAGTTTACTTCTCTTATACATTATGTTGCATCATCCTCTAAAGAAATTTTATTTCCATCTTCCTTCAATATATAGTCAGTATTCTCTTGAAGTAAATAAGCAGGTGTAGAGCCAATCTTTAATTGAAATTCTCCTGACGTAACAAAATCAATATTAGTTTTAATTATTCCAACATTAGGGACAGTCACAGAACAACTGGTGATCTGTGCATCACATTCATACCAAGCGTTATTTACTGAAGCCGCTGATTCTCTATATAAAAAGAATCGACCAAAAAAATCTGCACCTTGTTGAACTCTTAAAATTAAACGAGCTAAATAAGATGAAAATTCTTGATCAGTTGAATAATCATGATCAGTTGCAACATATCTATGTTCCCAAAAACAAGTCATTGAGCCTTGGCCTGAAATCAAGCCAGAATCATATTGACGTTTAAATGTATCTCCTAATTGATTAATTTCTACTTGATCCCTTTGTGTTGTGAACTCATATTCTTCTACTCTTGCTAATGGCTTATATGAAGTATTTCTGACTGTAATACTAAGACTTTGCTGTTCAGAAGGAGTAACCAACGCAAGAGCATTAGCTGTTGTGCCTCCTATAGCAAGTGCAAGCGTTGAATATAAACGCATCCCACCAATATCATCTATATGAACGAAAAAAGTTCCATCTCTTGCTGAATGGCCTGATACAAGTTCTAAATTTGCAGTTCCATCTGTTCTTGCAATATCAAGTTTATCTCCAGTAATAATTTGTCCAAGCTTATGATCAACTGAAAATCTTTTACGAGAAGTATTTACATCAGAAACTGCCAACGTCACATTTAACGAAGCATCCATAGATGTTCGTTTTAATTCAATAAATCCTCCAGTTCCTAAATAAACAGGCATTTATTTTTATAGGTCAAATCCTGAAGGAGCATCAGCAGCTTCAAATGAAATGTCTGCACTAAAGATTTCGCCTTGTGCGCTTGACACAGCAATTGAAGTTAAGACAACTGTCATTGTTATGTCTTTATATGCTCCAGTATGATCATTAATTCCTAAAGAAAGAGTTACTGTATCTGACGCTGCACCACCTGTTTTGATTAAATTATTCATTAATGTAGAAGCCATTGTATCTCCAGAAGTGGCTCCAGTAGCAGAGTAGTAAGCGATAGAAGCACTACCTGAAAGGCTGCGAGTTCCACCTATTAATTTTCGATCTCTATCACCAAGCGTTGTTACATCTAATGTTTCTTGACTTGATGTAAAACTAAAAGTCGTGACTCTACCAACAGTTGTTGAGCCAACTTTCATTACACCATCAGCACCTGAGTAGTAGCCCACAACAATCCCTAAGTTAAACAGTCATTCTATTCTAAGGCGAATCGAGGCAAGCAACAAATTTACATTCAACATTACTACGACCTAAATACACACTTGTTACTTGTGGAGGCCCATCGTACCTCCATCTCAAGCCTAATTTTGTTTGTCCTGTACCAGCATCATCTCTAATTTCTTGTTTTAAGAATGACCCGTCAATACCTATTGCTGCGTTTTCATCTTTAAAACGAACAAAATCATAATCAGACATAACATCGTCATAATTAGCCAAAATTAATCCAGCATCTGCATCAGAAATATTTGAAAAAGTAAGAGTTAAAGTTGCATTAACTCTTTTATTTCCATAACGCAAATGTGTTTTTGTGCCGTCTAAAGATTCAAATGTTGTACTTGGATATTCTCCAGGAGAAAAACTTCTAGAACTTGGTTTGACTGCTGGAAAATCAACTGCTGAAACGGTCATGTAATTAAGTCCATAAAGTGAGAATCCGTACCGTTATCCCATCCTTGCAGGATAGCCAATGTTCCGTCATCTGTTAAAGGAGCATGACTTCCTGAAATTTCTACTAAACCATCTTCTACATAAGAAATAGTTTCTAACTTATAAACACGATTACTTGTAACTGAATTTTTTAACGTAAATAAAACACCACGGGGCAAGCCTGCTCCTGTTACAAAATTAACGCCACTAGCTTCTTGTACTTTCTCAACTGCTGTACCTGCTTTCCAATAATAAATATTTGCATTTGTATCGGTTATAGGATCATTACTTATAACTTCTCCGTCCTCAGTTATCACTCCATTGTCATAACGACTGGTATGAGTTGCTTCAGAAACTAATCTAAAATAATCACCAGGAGCTAAATTAAAACAATATTGAGGTGCTGTTTTAAAACTTAAACCATGATCAACTTCTTTCCTTAATTTTAAAATGTATTTAGCATATTTTCTTGCATGGGCTGCTGTGGTACAAAACCCTGACATGTCATAAGTTTCAACTGGATCTAACTTGCTTCCACCGTAATTGTAAGTATCTATAATTCTTTGTGTCGCTCCTGCTGGTGCGTCTGCTGTACCTTTGAGCCTTAACATTACAGATTTAGTTTCAGGAAAACCATTTGGCTTCTCTTTTCTATACAAAACATTTGCTGTGAAAAGTTGTCTTTCTTCAGGGGATAAAAATGATACTTTTAAATCATTTATATTTCCATCTGTAAACAACGCTTTTATATCTACTTTTGCATTAGGAGCTATTCTAAAGTTGGAATCTGTAGGAACAGCAGGAACTAAATTAAACTTACCTCCAATAACAGTAAAATCTAATAAGTTATAGGTTCCATGTTCATGCAAAAATTCTCTTAAATTTATTTTATTACTAATAATTCCATCCCAAGTAAAATTATTACTTGCACAAAACGCTGCGCCACTTGTCATATTTCCTATAGCATTTACACCAACAAGTTCTCCAGCACCTAAACGAGAATCAGTTAACAACGCATGTGCAATTTCTACAAAATTATTACTTGCTTTAGGTGGGCCAGCAGGACTATTTAAAAGATCAGTAACTTTAATTCCTTTCTTAAAATAAGCCGATAATTGTGTAAAGTTAGTCCACTCTTTTGCACTATTAATTCTTATACCACCTAAAGCTAAATCCATATAAGAAGCTTTACCATATTCATTCATTAACTCATTAATATATACCACCTCATGTTCGGGGCCATTCATGTGGCTCTTGGTTTCCATTCCTGGGTATTGCACATAATCTGCTATTGCGTCAAAAGGATTTAAACTATTACTTGCAACCGCTGTAACTGCTGTTATCTTTGTAACTTGAACATCAATACCACTTGCAGGAAAAGTAATATTTGCATTTAAACCTGATGGCTTTGGAATAGTAATTGTATCTCCTACTTTATAACCAGTACCTTTGTTTATAAAATTCCAACTAGCGTTCCAATTATATAAAGGTGTTTGCCATGATACGTTAAGGTTTAATTTTAAACCTGTACCTGTTCCGTTAGTTGTAGGTAAAACTGTAAATGACTGAAATCCCATGTTATTACGATCCTGCTAAATGAATTGTTCCTACACTTAGACTTATCGATGGATTTCTATTGTTAATGCCATAAAACTCAACAGGAGTTGGATTTGTTTCACCATTAGCGACATCCATTGGGTGTTCAGTTGCCTCTAATGTACCAGCAGTATATATCTTAGGTTGTGGCTCTACTTTAATTGGTATAAGAACAGGATCTTGCCCAACAAGTGTTGGAGGATAGAAACTATTAGGATCATCTGGATGTCCTGTCGTAATCAACCCAGAATCAAACTTTTTGATTTCTCCTTTTTCAAAATCGTAACTTGGAACTCTTACTTCCGTTATGTCAAAATCGTCTTTATCATAAACACCAAATCCAACTTGTTCTCCATCTTCAAAAGCTAAGACCGCCACACTTTTACCACCATCCCAATTATGATTTACAGATAGAAGTGTTTCATTGTGATTGTTTGGATCTGATGTGTCGTAGTTATAACGAGATGTTATTGGAGGAGAAGGAGGCCCATATTGAATACCAGAAAAACCTACCCTTGAATACATTGATAACTCAGCGACAGCACCACCTTCAGTAGTAGTTGCACTAGAACTAAATGTATTAAATGCTTTTATCCATTCAGTATTAGAAACATCATCTTCGTCTAAAGTTAAATTATTTCTACCAGCAAAACAAACAACAAACTCATCACCTTTTGATGTTGTTGCTGCAAAATCTACTTCTTCTTGCCCTTTAAATTCAGATTCCTTATTGCCTACAACTGCTGCATTTAATAAATTAAATTCTTGACCCATAAAAAATACAGCTACATTATTACCTGGGTACGGTAAAAATCTATATTCAAATTGACTTGTTTCAGGATTTATTCCTAATCCAGGATGATAAATTTTTATGTAATTATATTGAAATTCAGGGGTGTTTCCTTTAACGCAAAACAAACCACTATGTTCGTTTTCAACTGCGTTATTTAGATCTTCAAAATCATCATCAGTACCTAATCTTCTTACTTGTAATTTAAAAAATGAATATCGAGTGATATTCATATCTATTCTTCCTGTTTGGAAATTATCTCCATCTCTTAAGTACTGATTAAGATCTGTTGCAGAAGGAATACTGTTTAAATTCGTACCGCTTATATGACTAAATACTTTTGATTTCAAACCTATTTCTGTTAAAGCACATGGTCTGCTATTTGAAATAGTTGCCATTGCAAGTTTTTGTAAAACAGGCGCACGATAAGGAAAACCATAAACTGTTGACCAATGAGTCATGTTTTGCCTTAATCGAATAGTTACACCTTCTACTTTTTCTTTACCTTCTTCTAACCATTGTGTTCCTACTACTTGACTATCAAGTAAATTTGGATTCCTAAATGGCATACGACCTGCTGTTCCTGTATAAGATTGCGTAGCTTTTTCTATAACTTCAAAGGTATAAACTCGTCTAATACCTTCTTGGTTTGGCCCTTTACTTCTCCAAGGAGTACCAGGAGTTGCTTGACCATTAAAATTTAAAATTTCAGTACATGCAACAACAGCATCACCTGCAAGAAAAGTTTCTCCAATAGAAATATGTCCATCTGTTTGTTCACGAATAGCACGAATCATTGAAACAACATCTTCTATTCCATGAGGAAATGTTCCATACTCTTGATTTTGCTCATAGGGTTGATTGGTTTCTAAAATTGTATAAGTAATTTCATTATCTTCAGCATCAACATCACCTCCTGTAAAACCAGCAAGTGTAGGCCACCAAGTATAATTTTTTTTCTTATTAACTATTATTGCTCTTCTTGCATTATCTTTTGTTCCTTTTGGTGGTTCATGTAATTCATAAGGAAGTTTTACAACACTAGAATTTGGCATTGGACTGTATGCACCAAATATTGCTTGTGTTGTAGGATTTCTTGCACCACTAAAAGGATAAACTTGATCATCTCCAGTAAGAGTTGTATTACCTGTTGGAGGATTGTTAACTTTCCAACTGTCTTCAAACGCATCATCAAAAGGTAACTCCATTCCGCTAACTTTTGAATCAGAATATTTATCTCCGTCTGGAAAATTATGTTTATTAATTCTATTAAATGTACCTAAAGGACTAGATTTAAAAAATAAATCTAATTTTGATTTGCTGTAAGTTGATAATAAAAGATCACCAATTGCGTAACCTGCAAAATCTGGTCTGACATCTATCTTGCCTAAAGAGAACATTACTATTGCTTTTAACTGCTGCAATCGACCTAAACTTTTTAATTGTGACCAAAGCAACTGACCGTTAACTCTTATACCTCCGACA